CACGGCCCCTTATTACCCGCTCGGTGCGCTTCCTCGCACATGTTATAGAACATGCCGGATTGACCGTTGCCGGTGCTCTCCATACAAATTTCAGTACCGGGAAGATTCTGCACCGTTTGCAGCAAGCCCGACGACAAATCTTCCGTGTTGTCAAAGAACGCGGCTTCCGAAAGGTGCAGCAAATGAAAGTCATCGGAACGGCCAATGTCGCCGCCATCCGCCGATGCTACCTTGTACAGCGATTTAAGTTTGTCAAAAACCAGCTCGTACGCGTTCGATGCACTGATCGAGGGCCGTACGGACGAAGGCAAGCCGTTGTAAAATTCCTTGATTTCTTTATGCAAATTCGACGCGCTATCCGCACGGTGCGCCACGACTTGCGCACGACGGCCAAACATGGTTGCCGTCTGATGAAAGTACCGCCCACCTATTTCTGTACTGACGCCCATCCGGCGCGCTTTGGGAATGAGCGCGCGAACCATGCCGAACGTCTTTTTTTCCGCCTCCAGTCCAGTGCCCAGCCTCCGCTGCGCATGGTTGAAAATGAACGGTATGCGCTCGCCGCCGGCACGCGGCCGTACGCGCAAAAACTTCTCACGGTAATAATCGAAATCGCGAAGCCTCGCCCGCAGCTCTTCTTTGCTTTGCACAGGCGAGGCTTCCCAAGGGAACATGTTATTTCGCAGTGACGATAGTAGCCGAGCTGGCCGCTGCGAGTGCTTCGCCGGTTGTCGCTGTCGACGCCACAATGGGCCGCGACTTAGCGAGCAACGCGGTTTTCTCCGCTGCGTAGAAATGCACCACCGCCGACCACACTACGGGAACGGCGTATATCACGATGCCGCTCGTAATCGAAACGAAGGCCGGGGCGTCGGCCCCCTTGATTGCGCCGACTGCGGCCAAGGTGCCGGCGAGGCCCGCGAGCGCCGTACGCAATTGACCCGCCACGATCGGCTTAGCCAGTTCCCACATAGTTTGAGTATCCACGTTCAGTTCTCCTTGCGCTGTGAAGCCTTGACAGTAGCGCATCCCTGTCATACAAACAAGACGCCGCAAGGCATCCCTCTAGTTGACTGGCGCGGGGCCTCGGAATGCCCTTCGGCCCCGCGCACCTTTATGTGGAACCCCATGGCCCTTACCCGAGACGAATTGAAGGCGAAGCGGCTGCAGGCGCAGGCCGTGGTCGGAAGCCAGATGCAAGCCACGGCCGACATGTACGATCGCGTTATCACAGCCGGCAACCTAGTGGCAGCCGCTCGCGACCTCGCCGAGCAGGCGCACCTCGCCGACCTGAACGCGCAAATCGCCGATCTCAAGGAAATGGCCGAAGATCTGGCAGGGTTCAGTCAAGCGGTCCCTACGACTGGCGCAGCGCCCGCGCCCGCTACCACAGCCGTAAAGCCCTCACAATTCGTATCTGACGCTCTGGCAGTCCTGAACGCAGCCCAGCCCAGCCCGCGGGCGGATGCATGGGCAAAGGGCGACGCATACGCGGGGACGCGCCTGGAGCCGACTACGCCGCAAACTTGATCGTCGGGTCGATCGCCACCATCGTCAACAGCAAGCCGGCGCAGCCTAGCTGCATATCGACAACACGCTGCCCTTTGTGCGGACCGGACGGGTAGGCATCTTCAATCGGTCCGTGGTCAACCAAGACCTTGCCACCCGGCCCCGTGGGCGGGTCATAGATAGAAGTCCCCGACCACACGTACGGAGAAGGGCGACCCGCGTAGGCGTACTTCAGGCCGTTGTATTCTTCAAGCTGTGTCAGCGTCCCGCCTATGCTCCAGTCCGCGTTGTGCGCAGCGAACGGCGGGCAGTGCACCAAGGCATCAACCGCGCCGTCTTCCCATGAAACGAAAGGACCACGGCCGGCGGGAACGTGAACCGAAACATGGTGGAGCGGATCTCCTTGACCAAGTTGCGTGTTCCAATTCTGATCCGCCTCACGTTCGTGAATAACGGCAACGACGGCCCACGGAACCCCGGTCCTGGTCTGAACCGGCAAGTAGCGAACCTTGGCCGCCACCAGGCGCTTCGCCACGCCTGAGAAATCGCGCGTCAACTTGGCGCTCTTCCACCGCGCCGCATTTGCTGTTCTCAATGCTACTAGGGCTTGATCGGTCATCAGTTATTCCCCGCCGCAGTACAGCCTGCGCCATTGCTAAGGTGCGAGCTGTACTGACTGACTGCGTTCCCAACGACAGTACAGCCGGAACCGCCGGTAAGTATGCCGTTAGCCGTCACACTTCCTGCCTGATCGGAAATGCTGTTACCATTAATAGCGTAGCTGAGGCCGGCGTTGATTTGAATGCCGCCTGCACCACTGTAAGTACGGATCACGTTGCTATTCACAGTGAAGTCTTGCAACCAATTATTAAAACCGGCAGCTTGAAATATCCCTACACAATTGGTCCCGGTGTTGCACCGAATGGTGTTGCCGTTGATTGTGTGGTTAATGGCTGCGCCCGTACTCACGCTCGTGTTGTAGTATATCCCTGCGGTTTGCGCATTGTCCAACTGATTGCCCTGCAACAGCAAACCCGTTGCGGCACCCGATGGAATATTTAGCTGAAATTGAATGTCGTACTGATAAGTCGCTATATTGTTCGTACTGACATCCGTACCGCCGACATTAAGTAAGTACAATCCATACAGACCGGTACCGCCGACGCCGATTAAGTTGTTGTGCGTAACCACGTTGCCACCCGTATCCGGAGTGGCTGTGTCGTCTATTTCTATGCCGATCGCGCTGGTGCTGGTGGTCAGTACCCAATTGTTTTGTACGTATGCTTGCACCAAATTTTGAAAGTGCATCCCGAAAGCACCGCACTGGCTTATTACGATGTTGCGAAACGCAGAACCGAATGCGGTCGCTTGCGTTGCATTCTGCACACCTAAGCAGGCCGATGTACTCGTGGTCGTACATGATATGGAAAAATCATGCAGATTGTAATACACCGCCGTGGCGCCGAACGCGAAACCGAAGTTTCCTAAAAACGTGATCCGCGACGAAGCGCCAACTCCTTGAATGATTAGGGAGCCAAACAATCCAGAACCATCAGTTATGTTAGCATTTAGAACGCAGTTGGCCGCTGGCAATTGAAGAGGGACGCCAAGCGCAAATGCTGCGTTCAATGCATTTTGAAATGCCACTTCATCATGGGTCGAGCCGTCGCACAATGCGCCGTACGTAAGTGGGCTGATGTACGTAACGGTTACAGGAGGACAAGTAAAACCAGTTCCGACCGTCCATCCTAAACCTACACAAGTAGACGCCGGCAGCGGGAGGTCAGTAGGTGTGCCCGAACCAATCGCGCCTTTGACCGTATTCGCAGGCGCAGGGGCGAGACCGGAATTCGGCAGCACCTGAAATGAAGGGTCAGAAACAGAACCATTGCTAACGAACGGCAAGCCTACGATGCCGGGCGCCGCATTTCCGTAGCCCGTAACACCAATACCGCGGCCGATCGGTACCGTATGATTGGGTACCTGATACTGTGCGTACGCAGGCGTTACCGCAATGAAAATGGAAAGAAAAACGGCAAGTAGCTTATTCATGGTGCGATAACCCATCCATTAAGATCGACCGAGGGGTACAGAGTAACGCCTGCCGGCTGATCAGGCGTGGATAGCAACTCCCACGATGGTTGCTGCATGATTGAGTTGCCGCCCGAGGGCGTCAAGGTGATGGCGTGACTGACTACGGCACTTGACCAATCCACGATTTGCAACGGCTTACCTGACTGCGCAAGAACAGTGGGAAGTAACAATGTGGTAGCCGCGGGCGCTACGCGTTCGATAGCTACCAACGACGTAAGCGCGGAAACAGTATTAAGCGCAGCCGGTGCGGATTGAAAAGAATACGGAGGCGGCGACGCTAGCTGATCCCACAACGCGGGTGTTGCAATTTGGTACTGACCCGCTAAAGTATTCCATATGTACAATGTCCCTTCGGCTACCCACGACGGTTGCGATGGCTTAAACCACACAGTTGTCGGCTGGTTCACCGTTGGCGCCGTTTGCCCTACGTACAAATTGATGAAACCAGCCCGGGCAAGTGCGGCTATAACCCAATCCAGCCCCGGCATGCTAAGCACGCTTTCGCCGCCGGCCACGTTTCGAAGCAGCGCAATAAAATCACTTGTCGGGGTGTAGCTCATAACTAAAGTTCCGAACTAGCGTCAATCCAGCCGGACGCAGTGTTGAATTGCATCATTGCTGCATTTCCAGCCACCAATGTTGCGCCGGCAGCGGCTCCAGATTGAGTTGCCAGTTGATTAACGCTGTTACCTGTAAAGTTCAGCGCACTGACATTTGTAGCCGCGGCTGCGGTAGCATTCCACACTTCTAAATGCGACAGACTAGATACTAATGAAGCTGGCGTCACTCGCATCTGCGTTGGAAGAACAGCGAGTACGCCAAAAAATTGAGTGGCGCCCCAAACCTGCATCATCCCGATTACATCGGTTGCGCTGCTGGCGTTTCTGCGAAAATAGTACCGTTGACAAAATACCGTTTCAGCAGCAACCGCCCTCAATTCTGGAGCCGGTGGAAGCGCATTAATACCGGTAGCGAGGCCTGGAGTAGCACGAATATCAGCCGCGTCGATCCAGCACGCTTGCGCAGCCGTAAGGGGCGTATTGCAGTCAAAAGTAACTTGGTAACCCTGTGTTGCATTCGCAGAAACGGTGAACGTGTAACTCTCCGTGCACCACGTATTTGTCGCGCACGCCGTCAGGTTGGTAGCCGCTAGATCAGCCGTGACTGTGGTGAAGTTGTCAGAAGCGCTGGCGTAGCCTGTCGATACCTTCGGTGTGACAGAGCCGCCGCTGGACTGTCTGTACTGAAATTGAACTGTTACGATTTGGCCCGCCATTGGCGCAGCCACGTAGCTTTCAATGCGTTGGCTAAATGTTGTGTCGGTGTTGCTCGTGATGCCGACGCACTTTAGCGAAAATAGCGGACCGCCATTTCCGACATCCTGCGCGCATGTAGCCTGCGCTCCAGTCTGAACAACACACCAACCGTCAGCCGTTGAAAGGCATGGCTTGGCTAAGCTCGCGGCAGTCGCTAAAGAAGACGTACCGCGCTGCCAGACAACCATCCCGCCATTGCGAAATTTATTGACGTAGCCGCCCGCTCCATTGACGAACACAGTACACGCCGTAGTGCATGTTGATCCGGATGAAAACGAAACCCCCGAGCCCGCAGTGATCGCAGTAACAGTGCCGGTGCCGGAAACCGTCGCCCATGATGGTACGCCGGCCGAAGTTTCTTCGAGAACCTGTATTCCGGAATTGTTGCCCGCAAGAGTGACCCACGTCGTACCGTTCCAGTAGATTACATCGCCCGCACGCGTAGGAACCGGCCCTACCATGCCACCGGAGGTATTCATACCGAGCCCCAGCGACGTGGCAACGCCCGCTCCGAGGCCCGTAATACTGGCAACCGCAGGCGTACACGGTACCGCAGACGCCGCCGTAATCAGCCCCTTGGCGTTCGTTGTGAAGCTCACACATTGCGTTGCCGAACCGAACGAACCGACATTACTGTTGACGCCCGCAAGCGTGAGAACCGAACCGCCTAACGAGCTGGTGACATCGCCCGTAAACGCAGGAAGTATGTTCGCCGCGGCGCCTGCACGCGTATTCGCCGCCGTCCCGCCTTTTGCGATTGACAGTGGCGACGTACCCGGATTGACTTGAGCTAAGGCCGGCGCCGTGAACGCCAGTAGCAAAGCGAGAATATAACAAAGCTTTTTCATCAGTAGGCTCCAGAACCGTCGGGCAGCGGCGTAAGCGTAATATTTCCGCCGTTACTGTCAATGAGGTACGTATAATTCAGTACCGACATTTGCGTTTGGCCAGCGGATGGTGTGACACTGATGTTGTTCGCCAGCGCGCCGACGCCGCCATCAACAATGGTTAGTTTTTTCGTACGTGCAGCCCAGTTGACATTTACCGTGAACGGAGCCGCCACGCCCGCTTTTATCAGTATCACGTCATCTGCGGGCTGCGCGACGTACGATCCGGTACCGAATGCATTTATGGTCACGTAGTTCAACACGGTCGCACCGCTTGAACTTATGATTTGGTTCCACAGTACAGGCGTGGCAGGTACGTACGCGGAGCCGTTCCATAAAAATAGAGCACCTTCTGCAGCCCACGAAGGTACGCTCGGCTGAAACCACGCAGTAACCGCCTGATTAGTTACTGGCGCAGTTTGCCCTACGTACAGATTAATCAACCCGGCACGCGCGAGCGCGACTACAACCCAATCAAGCCCCGGCATGCGATCGGTACGTATTCCGCCACTCGTTTGCCGCAGCAACGATAAGAAATCGGTTGTAGGGCTGAATGACATTAGTTTTTGCTCGCAATAATGCAATCTACGTACGAAAGCGCTAAGCTGATCGAGTGAGTGTGCGCGCCGCCGCCGCCTTGACTGTCCGTGATGCCAGGATTGCCGTATTCGGGGGGTACGGTGCTAGAAAGACCAGAAGCGGCCGAAAAACCGCTGGCATTAATAACAGAGCCGTGCGTGTGTGGCGGGATCTGCGCCAGCGTCAACGTCGTGTTACCGACTGCAGTCTGTGCAAACACTGTACTGAACGCGGTACCCGGCGTCGTACCGACCGCACCAGACACGACACGCAAACCGTAGTCATTGAGCAGCGTTTGTTTCGTCCACCCCACGGGCGCGGCTGTCTGCTGAAATAGCATCACGGTGCCCGATGGAAACACAGACGGTGCATTCGAAAATGACGGGTTAGCGCCTGCGCCGTTTGTTGTCAAAACTTGACCAGCCGCACCTGGCGGGAGCGCTTGCCATGCAGCAGCGGCGCGATAGAAAACACTGCCTTGTACGCCGCCAACGATGGCATCGAGCAACGCTGATAACCCCTCCCATGACGGGACGCCACCTGCAGGCGTTAGAACTGCGTTCGTCGCGCCAATGCCGAGCGCCTGCCACAACGCCGGGCCGCGGTAAATCAGTTGGCCTTCCGTCGCGCCGAACGTGTTATCAAGCGACATGCTCGTAAGTACGTCAGCCGTACCCGGTATCGGATTGGCAGGCCACGCACCGGCAGCCTTCGGCCCGTAGATGCCGTTCGGCGCATCCGTACGCACCGCAAAATCGCCGTTATTACCGATCGTGTTAATCGGCGGCCCACCAACCGAAGTCCACCAAGAAGTGCCGTTTTGTCCGGCCGACGCCTGCAATAGATCCAAGAACAGCGCGGCCGTGGCCGGCGCATACGCACCTAAAGCCGGGTTCCAAAGCTGCAACACGCCTTCGGCGGACCAACTCGGAACGGCGGCTTGTAGCCATGCCGTGGTCGATTGATTTGCAACAGGTGCGGTCGCGGAAACCGAAAGCGTAAATAGTCCAGCGCGCGCGAGCGCAGCAACGACGATATCCAGCCCAGGCGCTTCGAGCTTCGAAACCTGCCCAGCGATATTACGCCAAAGCCCGATAAAATCTGTTGCGGGGGCGTACGTCATATTTCGTGCGCGTCCTCTGCTGTGTACAGAGGATCAAGGATGACAGGCACGGCAACCGGCGAAGTCGGCCACGCGCCTGCGGCCTTCGGCCCGAAGATCGTCGGCTGCAGGCCATAGTTCGGGTAGCCACCCCAAAGTAGGCAATAGTCGCCATTGATGCCGATATCGTTCGTCGGCGGATACGAACTGAACCATTTCAATTGCGCTTGGTAAGTCACGGGGACCAAAAATAAATAATGCCCCCACGGGCTGGGGTCGTTCGTCACACGCTTATTGTACAGAAACCATGTCTGTACGTCCAGATACAGATCGCCCACGACGCCGGCCTCTGGCGTAGGCGGGCCGAAGCCACGCAAAACCGAGCCGAATTGCTTCGCTTGCGCGAAGATGCCACCTTGCAAACTTCCCTGGTCAAAGCCACTCACAGCGCGTGCTGATCCTCCGCTGTGTATTCCGGATTGAGCACGACAGGTACGGCCGCCGGCCCCGACTGCAAACCAATCTGCGATACCGGATCGCCCGCGTTTGCGGTTACCGGAACGGCAAGAATGTACTCATTGAGCAACCCGACAACGATAAGCTGCGTTGACGAACTGTCCGGAAGCGACGGGCCTTCACCCGATAAACCAACTTGCAGCACCGTGCCGGCGCCTACA